AGGACAAGCGGGAACTTTATCTGGAACAATTTTTTACCACATGCAAGATGAAGGTAATGAAGCAGGTGAAAGTACACCGAAGTTAACATAATAATAATTATCTATGCTCCTACCCTCGTGGGAGCATAGAGTAAACTAAAAGGAAAAAATATGGCATATGCAGGTGGCGCAACGCCGGTAAACCAATTCTACACAGAATCAAGTACAACTGTAAAAAATAAAGCAGGTAGTGCTACAGCAGCAGGACCAATTATTTATTTAAAAGGAGTTACAATTAATCCTTCAGCAAATACTTGTCATGTAAAAATATATGACGGGTCAAGCAATGCTGATACTTTAATCTACGAACAGAAATGTTTAGATGGAGAAATGTATCAAGAGTATATTGCAGCTGTAGGTATTAGAGCTCAAAATGGTCTTTTTGTGGAATTAGTGGCTGGCACAACTTCTGTCGCAGTAATTTGGCAATAAAGGAGGTCAATGGCTACTTCCGGCACTATAACATTCAATCCGCCGATTGATGATATAATTGAAGAAGCGTATGAAAGAACTAACATACGTGGAACTCGTACGGGTTATCAATTAAAGAGCGCGAGACGTTCATTAAATATATTATTTTCAGAATGGGCTAATAGAGGTGTGCATCTTTGGGAAGTTAAAGAAGCAACAGTTCCTTTAGTTGAGGGTCAAGCAGAATATAGTTATGCTTCCGACAGTGCTAATTTTCCAAACAACATTAGTGATGTATTAGAAGCTTGGGTTAGAAATAACACAACAGCTACGGCACCCGTAGATACATCTTTATCAAAAATAGATAGATCAGCTTACGCAGCATTACCTAATAAATTAACTAAAGGAACACCTTCTCAATATTATGTGCAAAGATTAATTGCACCTACAGTTAGTATATATGCAACACCTTCATCTAGTTTTTCTGGAGCTAACTTTCAATTAAAATTTTATTACATGGCAAGAATACAAGATGCAGGAGCTTATACAAATACTGCTGATGTAGTTTATAGATTTTATCCATGTATGATTTCAGGATTAGCTTATTATTTAAGTGTAAAATATTCTCCTGAAAGAACACAAGAATTAAGAATGATGTACGAAGATGAATTTGCAAGAGCACTTAACGAAGATAGTCAAGGCACTTCTTCTTATATCTCACCACAAACTTTTTATGGAGATGGAGTATAATGGGTATATTTGCTAAAGGTAAACAATCAATGGCAATTTCTGACAGATCAGGAATGGCTTTTCCTTATTTAGAAATGGTAAGAGAATGGAATGGAGCTTTAGTTCATTATTCAGAATATGAGCCAAAGCAACCACAACTTGAACCAAAACCAGTTGGTTCTGATCCTCAAGCTTTATTTAATCCAAGACCTCAACCAGCTTCTGTTGCAAGTTTAATTTTATTAACTCCTGATCCTTTTACAACTGTAATTTCAAGTGGAGTAACTTATGTAAATGTTTTTTCTGAAGATCATCAAAGATTAGCAGGATCTAAAGTAAGATTTAGAGGACCTCCTCTAGTAACTTCAGTAGGTTCAGGTGGAGCTGATGCACATAACTTACAATCATTTGCAACTATTCCTAATTTTGCAGATGTAAGTGATATTAACAATGCTAGTGGATTTACGATTGCATTAGGACAAATACAAACTGATGGTAGTGTTATTACAGCAGCGGGAACATTATCACAACCAGAAAATTATTTTTATATTACAAGCACCAGCACAGCTAGTGCATCCGGAGTTAAAGGTGGTGGAGATTCTTGTTCGGCAGGACCAGTAACACTTGAGGTAGTAAACGGATAATGGCTTATACTTTAGCAAATTTATATTCAGATGTTAGATCTTACACAGAAGTAAGTAGCAATGTTTTAACAGATGCTATTTTAGCTACTATAACTAAAAATGCAGAAAATTCTATTTTTAGAGCTATTGATACTGATCAAGAAAGATTTTATGCAACTTCAAATTTAACCTCTGGAAATAGATATATGACTATTCCTTCAGATTTAAGATTTATTAGATATGTACAGGTTACTGATTCCGCTGGAGATCAAGTTTATTTAGAACAAAGAGATACCAGTTTTATGGTAGAGTATTATTCTACACCAACTACTTCTTCTACGGCCTTACCTAAATACTATGGAAACTGGAATGAAACAACATGGGTGGTAGCACCAACACCAAATGCTAATTATGCAGTAACTATGTCATATAATAAAGAACCTACTAGTCTTACAGATTCTAGTGCTAGCTCAACAGGGACTTATTTATCAAATAAATATCAAGACTTGCTTTTATATAAATGTATAGCTAATGCATATGGATACTTGAAAGGTCCTGCAGATATGCTACAATACTACACTGGGCAATATGAAAAAGCTCTCGAATCGTACGCTATCGAGCAAATCGGTAACAGACGCAGAGACGAAGACATGGATGGTGTTCTTCGTGCACAACTCACATCTAAATCACCTTCCAGTTACGGAAATAATAATTAAGGAGAAAAAAAACAATGGCAAATATAGTACCTTATGCTTTTAAAGGAGAACTCATGTCTGGAACTCATAATTTCAGTGCAGGAGGTAATACTTTTTTTCTAGCATTGTATACGTCAAATCCATATTCCGCAGCATCGAGTACAGTTTATGTAACTACTAATGAAGTATCTTCAGCAGGTGGTTCTAACTATTCAGCTGGTGGAAAACAATTACAAAACCAAGTTGTAGATTCATCTGCAGCAACAACTTCAGTTGACTTTGATAATTTAACTTGGGGTGCAGCAACAACTGGAGCTGCAACTTTTGGAGCGGCGTTTGCAGCAATTTACAACTCAACTCAATCTAATAAATTAGTTGTAGTTTTAGATTTTGGTGGAACAAAAACAGCAACGAATGGTGATTTCACTATTGCGTTTCCTAGTCCTGCTACACCAGCTAATGCAATTTTAAGTTTATCATCATCATAGGATTTTAAATAATGGCTTTAGTTTTAAATGATAGAGTAAAAGAAACTAGCACGACTTCTGGCACAGGAGCTATGGCTCTTGGTGGAGCGGCAACTGGTTTTATTACTTTTGCAACAGGCGTTGGTAATAACAACACAACTTATTATACTATTCATAATCAAGGTACTAATGAATGGGAAGTAGGTCTTGGTACGTTAGATGCTACGTCAGCAAATTTAACAAGAACAACTGTAATCACATCTTCAGATGGTGGTACAGCTGTTAACTTTAATACAGGAACAAAAGATGTTTTCTGTACTCTACCTGCAGTTAAAACTCCAGACATGACATTAACAACAACAGGAGATGTGTTATATGCGTCTTCTGCTAACACGCCGGCAAGACTTGCACTCGGGTCGGCTAACCAAATATTAGCTGTCAACTCTGGAGCAACAGCTCCCGAATGGCAAACTAATGATAAAGCATCGGAAGGATTTGCAGTTGCAATGGCAATTGCATTATAAGTAAAGGAAAACAATGGCACAAAATTTTAGAAGACATACAGCAAATGCAGTTGGAACTTCAGCGGTTGAAATATTTCAATCTAATGGTTTTGATTGTGTTGTTGGTATATCTCTATCAAATGTACTAGGGACAGCTATTAATGCTACGGCTTATATTAATGATGGATCAAGTGATATCTCTATTATAACAACAGCTCCAATTCCAACAGGATCATCTCTACAAGTTTTAGATGGTGGAGCAAAATTTGTTATGCAAAGTGGAGACAGATTATATGTTCAAAGCGATACCGCTTCATCAATTGATGTATATGTTAGTATAGTAGATGATATTAGTACGTAAGGACAGATATGGCATATATTGGCAACAGGCCTGCATCTCAAGCTCTTACAGCAGCTGACATTGCAGATGGAATAGTAACTAATGCTAAATTAGCAGGGAGTATTAGTAACGATAAACTATTACCTCTTGCAAATTCAACTTTAGTAAATGATGCCGTTACTTATAATTCTGTTACTGTAGCTTTAGGATCTTCAGGTAGTATTACTACAACAGAAACAGGTCCAGGATTTACATCAATTAGTCCTTCAGTTATTGACAACACAGCTTCAAGTATTACAATTACAGGAACAGGTTTTGTAGCTATTCCTCTAGTTGAAGCAGTTAACACTACTAGCGGAGCAAGAATTACGGCCTCATCCGTAGCTTTTACTTCTGCTACTAGTTTAACGGCAACTTTTACAATTTCTATTGATGGTACATATAGTATATTTATTCAAAACCCAGATGGAGAAGCAATTTCTTCTGGATCAGTATTAACAGTTTCTGATGGACCTGCATGGTCAACTGGTGCTGGTTCTCTAGGATCTTTTTCAGCAGCTTCATCTATTTCAACTACTGTTACAGCAACAGGAGATGCACCAATTACATATTCTAAAACAAGTGGTACATTCCCTGGAGGTTTATCTTTAAATACATCGACAGGTGTGATATCAGGTACTGAGAGCGGAGCAACTGTAACAACTTCGTACTCGTTTACAATTCGCGCTACGGATGCAGAATCGCAAACAGCTGACAGAGCATTTACAATTACGATTTCTGTAGGCGCAGAAGGATCAACACAATTTAACTAGGAAATATTATGGCATCAAGTTATTTAACACACACACTAAGCACAGTAGACGCAAACGGAAATAAAAAAGGAACTTTTTCAGCTTGGATGAAAAGGTCTGTAATAGGTGTTGAGCATGTATTTTATAATGTTAAAACTGATGCTAATAATTATGCTAGATTTAGATTTAATGATGATGATACCATTAATGTAAATTCTCAAACAAGTGGTACTGCTTATTACGCAACAACTACTGCTAAATTTCGGGACCCTTCGGCCTTTTACCATGTGGTAATTACTTATGACACATCACAATCAACAGAAGCTGATAGAATTAAAATTTATGTAAATGGCGCAGAAGAAACTAAATCTGCTTCTAATTATCCATCTCAAGATTCTACTATTTATTTGTTAGAAAGTGGTCAAGCACAAGTAATAGGTTATGAAACTGGTGCTAGTGGATATTTTGATGGTTTAATTTCTTATGCTAATTATACCGAGGGATATGGTTATGCTGCATCTGATTTTGGAGAAACAGACAGTTCAAGTGGAATATGGAAGTGGAAAAGTCCTAGCGTAACATATGGAACAAATGGTTTTTATTTAAAAATGGATACGTCATCTCCTGGAACAGATTCATCTGGAGGTTCTAATACATTTACTACTTCAGGAACATTAACTTTAGCACAAGATAATGCAAGTAATAACTTTTGCACTTTAAATTCTTTAGTACCACAAAACAATGTTTCATTCTCTAATGCTAATAACACATGGACTTCTACAACGTATAATAGTTATCCAAATGGCACAATGGTTATGAGTAAAGGAAAATGGTATTATGAAGTTAAAGTGGGAGGTACCAGAGGTAAATATGGTTTTGCCGAAAGTTCAGTTCCACAAGGTGATGCTGACTCAAGTAGCACCATACCGGCTTATTGGATTTATACTTCAGCCGTAGGTGCAGTTACTAGGGCAGACAATGCTACGGGGAGTAATCAAACAGTTGAATCAGGATGGACAGGATGGACAACTAATGACATTCTAGGTTTTGCTTTAGATATTGATAACGGAAAATTTTATGCGAGTTTAAATGGAACATGGTATAATTCAGGAGATCCTGCAGCAGGTACGGGAGCGGTTGTTACGGGCATTATACAAAGATCAACAGGTTTATGGCTTCCATTTTTAGGATCTGGCGATAGTGGTTCAATTACAAATCATACAAATTTTGGGAATGGTTTTTTTGGAACGACCGCTGTAACAAGTGCAAACTCAGACGCAGCAGGACATGGATTAATGGAATACGCAGTTCCAACAGGATTCTATACAATTTGCACTAAAAATATAAACGAATACGGATAAGGAGAAACTATGGCATACGGCTCAATTATAAAACCACAAGATTATTTTAATACTAAAGTATGGACAGGAACAGGTAGTTCTAATGCTATAACAGGAGTAGGTTTTCAACCTGATTTTTGTTGGGTAAAAAGCAGAAGTCTTTCAGAAAATCATTTTTTAAACAACGGAATACAAGGTTCAACTAAAGTTCTTCAATCAGATACAACTGCTGCTGAACAAACATCTTCAAATGGTATGACATCTTTTGATACTGATGGGTTTACAGTTAATACAGACACTGGTTTTAATGGTAGTGGTTCTACTTATATTGGTTGGAGTTGGAAAGCAGCAAATACTTCAGGCACATCTAATACAGATGGTTCAATAACATCTACAGTTTCAGTTAATGCAACATCAAAATTTTCAATAGTTAAATATACTGGTTATGGAAGTGCATCTACTGTAGGTCATGGTTTAGGAGTAGTTCCACAAACCATGTTTATTAAAAAAACAAGTGGAGCTGAAAGCTGGGGTGTTTATCATTCCGCTATTGGTAACACACATTTTCTACAATTAAATACAAACGGAGGTGATAGTAGTGGTTCGGGATTTTGGAATAATACTACTCCTACTTCTTCTGTATTTACAGTAAATTCAGATGGGGGAGTAAATGCTTCTGGAGAAGAGTATATTGCGTATTGTTTTGGTAATGTCCCTGGTTTCTCTGTATTCTCAGAATTTATAGGAAACGGAAATGCAACAAACGGAACTTTTGTGCCAACAGGATTTAAACCGGCTTTTGTTTTAATAAAATGTTCTAGTCATACTGCTGATTGGATGATGACAGACGCCGCTCTGACGTCCGCTCCAAATCCATGTACTCAACTAGTAGAAGCCAATACAACTGATACAGAAGATAATTGGGGTAGTAGTTCCGCAGGTCTGGACCTTAATGCCAATGGATTTACATTAAAAACAACTAATAGTGGTGGTAATGCAGATACAAGAAAATATTTATATTGGGCGTTCGCAACCAATCCTTTTGTTGCAAACGTAGGAGGAGGACTTCCCGCAACAGCAGGTAGAGGATTATAGATTATGGCTTACGTAGGACGAGGAACAGGAGATATATCAAACGCATCAGTTCTTGATGTTATTACGTTCACTAATTCAGCTGGACCATATAACTTAACTCAAGACTCTACAGCTTTTGTACCTGTATCTGAAGCCGCTTTAATTATTTCAGTTGATGGTGTTATTCAATCACCAGCCACGTTCAGCATAGATGGCTCAACAATTACTTTTACTACTTCAATGGCTTCTACACAGACCAATGATTTTATTATTCACAATGGTTTTGGATTAATTTCAACACCCGGCGATGGTACAGTATCTACAGGAAAATTAGCAGACTCAGCTGTAACAACAGCAAAGATAAATGATGGAGCAGTTACAGAAGCTAAATTAAGTACACCAGTTCCAAACTCTGCACTAACAGGTAGTGGTGCAATTACTATTAACAGTACATCAGTAGCATTAGGTGGATCTATAAATGTACAAGCAGTTTTAGGTTTTCCAACTTTTACTTCTATCACACCAAGTATATCCACAAACGCACAAACAACTTTCACTATTGCAGGAACTAATTTTAGTGATGGAGTACAAGTAGATTTCGTATTAACAACAGGAGTAATTATACCTGCTGATTCTGTAACTAAAGATTCTTCTACACAAATTACAGCTGTAGGAACTTTAACTACTGATGGTCAATATTATGTAAGAATTGAAAATCCAGACGGCCTAGCTGTAAGATCTTCTACAGCAGTTTTAACTATTTCTGATGCACCTGCATGGACAACTAGCGCTGGTTCTCTTGGAACTATCGCTGGAGGATTTAACGGAACAGTAGCAACAGTGGTTGCAACAGGAGATACAATTACATATTCTGAAACAACAAGTGTTTTAACTAACGCAGCACAAGCAAATTGTACTTTAAATTCATCAACAGGTGTGATAACAACTACTAACTTCGGTGGTTCAGCTACAAGTCCGACGACCTACTCGTTTACGATTCGAGCGACGGATGCACAAGGCCAGACTGCTGATAGAAACTTTACATTAACAAGCTCTTACGGAGCGTCGGGAGGCGGACAGTTCAACTAGATGGCAGTAAGTTTAACAAAAGCACAGGTAACAGCAACAGATAGAAAAAAATTTACTTTTTCTTGTTGGTTAAAAAGAGGTAAAATAAGCACACAAGAAAACTTTTTTACTTCAATCCATAATGGTTCTAATGAATTTCAATTTAGATTTGATTCTGATGATGAAATAAAATGGGTTGGTTCTATTAGTGGAAGTGCAGCAGGATCAATAAATACAAAAAGAGTATTTCGAGATACGAGCGGATGGTACAATATTGTTATAGCTGGAGACACAACTCAATCAACAAATATAGACAGATTAAAATTATATATTAATGGAGAACAAATTGCTGATGGTGATCTTAATAGTCCAGCTTATCCCGCTCAAGATACTAATTTTGGTTTTGGAACTACAGATTTTAATTTTTGTTTTGGAGTAAGTACCCCTGGAACTACAAATGACCCATTCACTGGTATAATAACTCATGCACATTTTATAGATGGTACGGCTTATGATGCTTCAACCTTTGGGTCGACGGATGCAACGACGGGACAATGGGAGATCAACACGAGTCCTACGGTTACGTATGGAAACAACGGTTTCTTTATTTTAAAAAATAGTAATTCACTTACAGATGAATCAGGTAATGCTAATAACTTTACGTTAGAGACTGGTACACTAACTAATACTGAAGATAATCCTAGTAATGTTTTTGCTACTTTAAATGCTATTGCCAATAATCAAGCTAACACAGTATTAACTAACGGAAATTTAACACATACAGATACTGGTGGTAGTTGGCTTGGAGCATATACTACGTTAGGTGCTTTTACTGGTAAATTTTATGCAGAAGGAAAAATTACAGATAGAATGAATTATAGTTTTGGTGTTATTCAAAGTGGTGGCGATAGTGTTGCTAATATAAACACACCTAATAACAATCTAATTGGTAGATGGAATGATGGTTGGGGTTTTAATGGTAATAATGGAACAACAAATAAAAAATACCATAACAATTCTACTACAGATCCTTATGGTGAAGTATTTGCTGACAATGATATTTTTATGATTGCATTAGATGTTACTGGAGGAAAAATTTATTTTGGAAGAAACGGAACATGGTTTGATAGTGGAGATCCAGCTGCAGGAACAAATCCTGCATTTACTGGGGAAACTTTTACAAATAGTATGCATTTTGCAAGTGGAATGGAAAATGGTTCATTAACTTGGAATTTTGGTAATGGATATTTTGGAACAACTGCTATATCATCAGAAGGAACTAACGCATCAGGAATTGGAAAATTTGAGTACGATGTCCCAACGGGATTTACGGCTCTATCAACAAAAGGATTAAACTTATAATGGCATTTACAACAATAAATAAAAGCACAGGATTTTTTAATACACTATTATACAGTGGAAATTCATCAACAAGATCATTAACAGGAGTTGGATTTGAACCTAGTTTTGTTTGGATTAAAGAAAGAACTTCAACTTCAGACCATATGTTGTTTGATCAAGTTAGAGGAGTTGAAAACTATATAAGTTCAAATTTAGCTAATGCAGAACAAACATCTGCTAGTATGCTAACTGCATTTGATAGTGATGGATTTAGTTTAGGAAGTGGTAATGATGTTAATGATAGTGGACAAACTTATGTATCATGGAATTGGAAAGGTAACGGTGTAGGTTCATCAAATGGAGACGGTTCAATAACAACTACTTACACATCAGCTAATACAACAAATGGAGTTTCTATAATTAAGTACACGGGAAATGGGTCCGATGGTGCAACGATTGGTCATGGTTTAGGTGTTGCTCCTACATATTTAATAACGAAAAAAACAAGTGGTAGTGAATCATGGTATGTAGGAAGTTCAGGTTTAACATCTTGGGATTATAAAGTATATTTAGATACTGCTGATGCACAATCAACTAATAGTCCATCCGTTTGGGGTGGAGCCGCACCAACAAGTTCTACTGTTTCGCTTGGAAATTCTGCACCTACTAATGCTAGTGGTCAAACTTACATAATGTATGCTTTTGCCCCTATAACTGGATTTTCATCTTACGGCAGCTATATTGGGAACGGAGATGCTGATGGACCATTTATTTACACAGGATTTAAACCAGCTTTTGTTCTTGGGAAAAATTCTACGGTAGGTAGCCAACATTGGTTTATGAATGATAATAAAAGATTAGGTTATAATGGAAGTTCAGCTTGGATAAAAGCTGATAGTAATGGTGCTGAATTAACAAATTTAGTTAATTGTGATTTTTTATCTAATGGATTCAAATTAAGAAACAGCAATGATATATTCAACGATTCAGGTGAAACTTTTATTTACATGGCATTTGCAGAAGCACCTTTGGTTGGCTCAAATGATATAGCGGCAAACGCAAGATAGATTATGACAACAAAAATAAAAACACCAGGGATAACAGACGCAAACGTCACAACAGTTAAACTAGATTTAATATCTACTTCTAGTACACCTGGCGCTACAGTTAAAGGTGATGGTTCAACTGACGGATACTTACAATTAAATTGCTCACAGAATTCCCACGGAATTAAGCTGAAATCTCCGCCGCATTCAGCCGCTCAAAGTTACACTTTAACTTTTCCACAATCTATTACTGATGGTTATTTTTTAAAAACAGATGGTTCAGGTAACTTATCTTTTGCACAAGTAAATGATGCAGCTACTGCTCCAACAATTTCTAGCTTTACACCTACTACCGCTGAAGGTGGAGTTAATACATCTATTGTAATAACAGGAACTAATTATGCTTCTACACCTAGAGTTGAGTTTCAATCTAACACAGATGGATCTATTCAACACGCAGCAACAGTACAATTTGATAGTGCTACACAATTAACAGTAGGAACGGGAACAGGTTTAGTTAACGGTACAAATTATTTTATTATTATAACTAATCCTAACGGACAATCTGTTAGATCAACAAGTCAATTATCTACATCAGCAGCGCCAGTATGGACAACTTCAGCTGGATCTCTTGGTACAATAGCCGGAAACTTTTCAGGAACAGTTGCAACCGTAGCAGCAACTGGTGATACTATTGCTTACAGTGAAGTAACAAACGTATTAACAAACGCGTCTTTAGCAAATTGTGCTTTAAATTCAAGTACAGGTGTGATAACAACTACAGACTTTGGTGGTTCAGCAACAACTGCACAAACGTACACGTTCACGCTTCGAGCGACGGACGCACAAGCGCAAACAACGGACAGAGAGTTTACTTTAACTAGCTCTTATGGCTTATCAAACGGAATGCAATTTAACTAGGAATATATTATGGCTTCAACATATTTAACAAAAGCAGCAGACAACGCAGCAAATCAAAACATTTTTACACTTTCGGCTTGGTTAAAACCATCATCTAATTCATTTAATGGTGCTTTCGTATCATTTGCAGAAAGCTCTGTAAGATATGTTAGAATGTTTTTTGAAAGTGGTAAATTATGTATAAAGCAAGCATATGATGGAAGTACAGAAGCAGATACAAAAACAACAGCTCTTTATAAAGATAGCTCAAGTTGGTATCATGTCGTAATTGCAGTAGATTCAACTCAAGCAGTATCTAGTAATAGAATTAAAATGTATGTTAATGGAGAACAAATTACTTCTTTTTCATCTGAAGATTATGGAGCAATAAATACAGATTTTGTTACTAGAACAACTTGTTACGTTGGTCAAAGTGGCAATAGTGATAATTATTTTGATGGTTCAATGTCTCAAGTTATATATGTAGATGGTACTCAATACGCGGCCTCTACTTTTGGATCCACAGATTCTACGTCGGGCCAGTGGAAGCCAAATGCCGATCCTTCAGTAACTTACGGTAGTACTGGTTTTAAACTTACTTTTGAAGATACATCTGCTTTAGGAGATGACACATCAGGTAATACAAATGACTTGACAATGTCAGGAAGTGGTACACCAACTTTAGATTGTCCTTCAAATAATTTTTCTACTATGAATCCTATAGATAATTATTATGCAAATATGACTTTTAGTCAAGGTGCTAACACAACTGTAAGCGACCACCCAGCACCCTCAGTTTCAACACTAGGTATGACTTCAGGAAAATATTATTTTGAAGCTAAAGCAGTTAGTTCAACATCAGGTAATGATTGGCAAATTGGAATAATCTCTACACAGGTTACAGCTACAAGTAATGAAATAGGAAATTTTGCAAACGATTATTCTTATAGAGGTTCCAATGGATATTATAGAACTAATGATAGTGAGACTAGTTATGGCAACACTTATACATCAGGAGATGTTATTGGTTGTGCAGTAGATTTAACAAATAATAAATTATATTTTTCTAAAAATGGAACATGGCAAGCAAGTGGTGATCCAACTTCAGGTTCGACAGGAACAGGTGCTATATCAATTACTGCTCCTGCTAGTACATCTTTAGGTGTTTATTTAGTAGCAGTAGGTGCTGACGCATCAGCTAATTCTTATACTTGGAGTATGAATTTTGGCAACGGTTACTTCGGAACAACTGCTGTAACATCAGCGGGCACATCAGCTTCAACACCAGGAACATTTGAATACGATGTACCTACTGGATATCAACCCCTAACAACAAAAGGATTAAACGTATAATGGCTTATTCAACAATTCCAAAATCATCATCTTATATGAATACTAAAATTTATACAGGTACAGGTGCGACTAATGCACAAACAGGATTAGGTTTTCAACCTGATTTGACTTGGATTAAATCAAGAAGTAATACCTATTCACATACTTTGACAGATGCAATAAGAGGTTATACAAAACATCTTTCTAGTAATAATAATAACGCTGAATATTCAAGTTCAACAGAACTTACCTCTTTTGATACTGATGGGTTTACACTAGGCACAGATGCTGGAGTAAATAATAATGGTTCAACATTTGCAGCTTGGAACTGGAAAGCTAATGGTTCAGGTTCATCTAACAGTGATGGAACAATAACAACTACTGTGTCCGTGGACAGCACATCAAAATTTAGTATTGTTAAATGGGCAGGTTCAAGCGCTACAGGAAGTATTGGTCATGGTTTAGGTGTAAAACCTAGTTTAGTTATTATTAAAAATTTAGGTACAGCTACTCATTGGCTTACTTGGTTTGATTTTTTATCTAATACAGAAATGCTTTATTTAGATTTAACAAATGCAACAGGCACAGGACAAACATATTTTAATTCTCAAACACCAACTAGTAGTGTAATTTATTTAAATAATGGAGTAAGTGAAAATCAAAATGATATGATTGCTTACTGCTTTGCAGAAGTTAAAGGTTTTAGTAAATTTGGCACTTATACTTCGAATAATAGTTCTGATGGTCCATTTGTTTATTGTGGTTTTAAACCATCTTTTGTTGTAGTTAAACGTATATCAACATCAGGTAAAGGTTGGGTTATAATGGATGATAAAAGAGTTGGTCGTAATCCTGATAATGATCAATTATTAACAAATGATAGTGGAGCAGAATTTGCTAATGATTACATAAATTTGCTTGCTAATGGTTTTAAAATTATAGATAACAACCAAGATGTAAACAATCCAGATGGTGGAACGTATGCTTATATGGCCTTCGGTCAACCTATCGTTTCAACAAATAACGATATAGCCACGGCGAGGTAGTCAATGTTATTAGGTATTAATGCATTTGCTGAAGCTCCATTTTCAGCTACGAATTTAGATTTAGGCAATGTAAAAGTTGTCGTAACAGGTAATCAACTTACAATTAATATTGGTAACGTAAGTATTGCTGCAACATCTATCATTGAATTTGTTAATGGTGATGATTTAAATGTTAATATTGGAACAGTCACTATTACCGGGGATGCAAGTTTTGAATTAACAGGTAGTCCATTAACAGTTGGAAATGGAACGGTGACCGTTACTGCTGGAGCGACGGCAGATGTAACTGGAAACCCTCAAACGTTAACGACAGGCACAGTAACGATTACAGCTGATGCTAGTGTTAGCCCAACAGGAACACCAATTACCTTGGCAAGTGGGACAATAAATGCTATAGTTTGGCAAAATATTGATCCAGATGCTACAGGTGTTTGGACACCAATAGACACGGATTTATAATATGGCTTCAACATACTCAACAGATATATCATTAGAAAAAATAACAACTGGTGAAAAAGCTGGTTTATGGGGCACAATCACTAATACCAATCTAGAAATTTTAGAACAAGCAGCTACAGGATACACAACTGTAGATATGGCTTCAGGTAATGTTACTTTAAGTTTAGCTGATGGAACGACAGCTAACGGTAAAAATTTATATTTAAAATTAACAGGTACTTTAGCAGGGGACAGAACTTTAACTATGCCTGCTACAACAACAGGTGGTACAGCAACTAGAGTTTTTATAGTTGAAGACGCAACTGTAAGAGGCACATCAAATAGAACTTTAAGTGTATTAACAGCTGGATCTGGTTCTTCGGTACCCGTACCTACAGGTTCAAAAATATTATTAGTATCTGATGGCACAAATACAACAATTGGTATTATGCAAAAAGGATACAATTCAATCTCTGACTCTAACGCACCTTATTTAGCAGTAGCTGGAGATCAATTAATTTGTAGCACGAACGTTAACCCATTTACAGTTAACTTACCTGCATCACCTAGCGTAGGAGATGAAGTAACAATTATAGATGCGTTAGCTACATTTAGTTCTAACAATTTAACAATCAATCCAAATGGTTCTAACCTTAATAGCGCAGCAGGTAATTTAGTTTTAAGTACCGCTGGTCAAGCTATTACATTAGTTTATCTTAATGCTACTAGAGGTTGGAGTTACAAAAATACCTAGGAGCTAATCAATGGCTCTAACTCAAATTAAATTTGCCCCAGGAATAGACAAACAAGATACCTCTGTAGGTGCTGTGGGTCGTTGGACTGATTCTGATAATGTAAGATTTAGATATGGTCTTCCTGAAAAAATAGGCGGATGGTCTTCTCTTTTAAGTTCAACTATTGTTGGTGTAAGTAGAAAGATGTTTCCTTTTGTAGATAATGCAGGAAACAGATACGTAGCTATCGGCACAGATAAATTTTTACTTTTATATTTTGAAGGACAACTATTTGATATTACACCTTTTCAAAGTGACAACGCCGGAACTCAAATACAATACTTAACTTCTAGTATTGCTACCACAAATGCTTCAACAACTATAACAGTTACAACTAAAAATGGTGGAGCACCTGTTTCTCATGGATTATCTGTGGGTGATATGGTTGTCTTTAATAATTTTGCAGCAGGGTCAAGTGGAATAACACCAAGCGATTTAGAAGATAAAATTGTACAAGTTATTTCAGTACCAAGTTTAACTACCTTTACTGCAACAATACCAAACGCAGCTAGTGCTACTTCATCTGATGGCACAGTTGATATACAACCTTATGAAGTTGTAGGTCCTGCTGAACAAGAGTATGGTTATGGTTTTGGTATATCTACATTTGGTGGAGTTGTTACAGGTGGATCAGATACAGGTTGGGGAATTGCAGTAGCAGCTTCAACACAAACTCTAGAACCAGGCCTTTGGTCTTTTGATTCTTTTGGTGAAGTTTTAATAGCAACTATTGGTAATGGTAAAACTTTTACATGGAACGGTGGAGCAACAGATCCTACATCACAAAGAGCATCGGTATCTACACCTAGTACAGATGGTTCGTTGACCGGGGCTAACTCTCCTTTTGCAACTTTAATTGGAACTAACAGTGATGGAGCAGCGGTTGGTAATCCTACAAAATCTAGATTAACTTTAGTATCTCCTACAACAAGACACTTAATACATTTTGGCACAGAAGAAACAATTGGAGATGCATCAAGTCAAGACGATTTGTTAATTAGGTTTTCTGATTCAGAACAACTAAACAAATTTACTACACTAGCTACAAACACAGCTGGTTCATTTAGATTACAAGACGGAACTAAAATTGTATCTGCGCTAGTCGCTAAAGAAACAATTCTTATTTGGACTGACAATGCTTTATATACAATGAAATTTGTTGGAGCTCCTTTTACATTTGGCTTTGAACAAGTAGGCACAAACTGTGGATTAATTGGTAAGAACGCAGTTACAGAAATAGATGGTGTTGCATACTGGATGTCTAATAATGGTTTCTTTGGTTTTGATGGTACAGTTAAAACACTAGCGTGTAGTGTTGAAGATTATGTATTTGATGATATTGATACAACTAAAGGTCAACAAGTATGTGCTGGTCTTAATAATTTATTTACAGAAGTAACTTGGTGGTATCCAACATCTAGTTCTAACTTTAATAATAGATATGTAAGTTATAACTATGGAACAACAAATATGCAGGTGCCAATGGGTAATTGGTATACTGGCACTAATGCAAATGCAATTAGAACAACTTGGATTGACTCATTAGTTTATCCATTACCTTATGCAACTTCTTATAGTTCAAGCGGTACAGGTACTTTTCCTTCCGTTGTGGGCTTAACAGGTTTAGGTAATAGTACATTATTCGAGCACGAAACGGGGACCGATCAAATCAACCCTGATGGTTCTACTACAGCGTTAACTTCTTTTATACAATCTTATGACTTCTCTTTACAAACAGATCAAGGAGCAGCTGAATACTTTTTAGCTATGCGTAGATTCTTACCTAACTTTAAAACATTAACAGGAAATGCAAATGTTACAGTTTCAGTAGCTGATTATCCAGCCGACCCTAATACTAATACTACTTTAAGTCCCTTTACAATTACTGCAACTACGACTAAAGTAGATACAAGAGCACGTGGTAGATATGCTGCGATTAAAATTGAAAACACAGGAGCAGGTGAAGCGTGGAGATTTGGTACGTTTCAAGCTGACTTGCAACCAGACGGGAGAAGATAATGCCTAAAATAAATATAAGAATTCCAGAACCTAAACAAGAATACGAAGTAGATAACCAAAGACAAATTAACAGATCAATAGCTGTCATTGTAGAACAATTAAATTCTACATTTTTAACAGAACAAAAAGAAAATCAAGAAAGGTTTACGTGGTTCTATGGCTAATATTTATAAAAATGAAAAAGTAAGTTTAACGACAACAGCACTAACGGTATTATATACAGTACCAGCAAATTCACGTTCTATTGTTAAATCACTTAACGTAGCAGAAGATGCAGGTGGTGCAGCGGTTGTTAAAGTTACTTTAGTTAATGCGGGAGGTACTAGTTTTGTAGTTGATAACGATGTGGATTTATCTGCTAATCAAACAGAACAAGTATTAACAGAACCTTTAGTTATGGAAGAGAGTGAAGTATTAAAGGTTGAATGTACAAGTGGTGCAGTTGATGTAGTTGCATCTATATTAGAAATGAACAGAGAGGATAGATAGTGCCATTTACAGAACAAAAAGCTAGTATAAGATATGAGATGATTAACGGTAGTAGAACACCCGTTTTAACACCTGAAACAGAAGTTACTTTAACTAACATAAAAACAGGTCAAGAGTACTTTTCCGATGCAGAAGCGTTGGCAGATGTACAAAATAAAGATACTGATACTAAAGCAGAAGATATTCGAAGAGACGTAAAAATCATTGTAGAACACGTGCCTTTGGGTAATGAGACAAAATTATAATTGATTGACGGGAGGCATAAAAACAAGTAAAATATAAGATTACTGGCTATACCAAGACTAGCCCACTTGCATTTCACTTAAATAACACATTAAATATTATGGGATTTTTTAAAAAAGTATTCAGACCAGTTCGTAAAGTCTTAAAGAAAATTATACCTAAAGAGATTAGGCCAGCATTACCTTATATAGCAGCGGCTTTTGGACCAGCAGGTTTAGCAGGAACACAATTTGCAACAATGAATCCTGCTTTTCAAAAAGCATTAATTGCCGGAGCCACAGCAGCAGCTACTGATGATGATGCAAATATTTTAAGAACAGCAGCATTAGCTGGAGCACCTGATGCATTATCTCAAGGTTTGGGCAGTGCTGGTAGGGCTTTAGGTAATGCAAATCCTGAATCTAAACTAGCACAATTTTTAGTTTCTAAAGGAACGGGATTAGAAGCAACTTTAAATAATCCTGGTTTAAATATGGACACAGCAAAAATTCTTGGTACACAAACAGCAATAGATTCAGCTGCAAAGTTAGCAGAAATTAATCAACAGGAAATAGATAAGTACAACGCAAATTTATTATCACAAGGTCTTAAAGATAAAGGAGCAAGAAGAAACGCTATTTATAATATTTATATTAATGCAGGTTATGAACCAGATTATGTAAATGGTGTGTTAGATAGATATGGATATGCTGAAGGTGGTGGAGTTATGGAAGCTGCTGCAGCAAGAATGTCAAGAAGAGATTTAGCTGATTTAATTAAAAAAAGTAAAAAGAAAAAAGAAAAAAAAGCTAGTGGTGGTAGAATAGGTTTAAAAGGTGGTGGAGATGCAATGTTACTTTCCACTTTATTAGAAACAACTAATCCTAAAACAGGAGAAATGTATACCGTAGAGGAAGCCACAGAAGTAGTTGATGATTATTTACCAGACGAAGTAGAAGCTACAGATTTACAAACAGCAGTTGGAGGATTAGAAGCAGCATTTGGTAGACCTTTTGGAAATATGGAACCTGTACCTATGATGAGATTTGCTAGAGGTGGTGAAGTAATTGAGGAAACAGAAGATTTAGGTATTATGGATTTAATGAAAGATCAAGGAATTGAATATGGCGAACAAGTATCTAACGCTCAAAACGATGAAATTTTAGAAAGACTTTTTGAAGAGTATTTAGATTTAGGTTTTTCACCAGAAGATGCAGCTAAAAAAGCAAGAGAAGCTTTTGATAATATGAGTCAAGGACAAGGTATAAAAGGAACACAAGTAGCATCAGGATATAAAACTGACATAGAAGATATGTATGAGCAATATGTTTTTGAAATGGAAGAAATGGGATTACAACCAATGTCTTTTTCAGAATTTTTAGCACAAGCTAGATCAGGTATGGCTAAAGGTGGTCAAATTAATCCAGCACCAAGAGATCAAATGCAAGAGATTGAAGGACAAATGGCTGGACCTCAATGGTATCAAGACCGTCTAGAACATTTAATGCAGATGGGTTACAGTTATGAACAAGCAGGAGACATTGCTTATGATAGTGATGCATATTATAATGCAATTGGTCATGATCCATTTAAAGAGGGTGGTAAAGTAAAAAGAAGAAAAAAAGGTCAGGAAGATGATGGCGATGGTCAAAAAAAAGGACCACGAGCGTTTCCTGAATTAGACGAAGACAGATTATTTGAAAACACAATGCCTCAAGTAATGCCTAACAAACCTGATATGATGGATGCAGCCATGGGTGGCATAGCACATCATGCTAGAAGAATGGAAGCTGGTGGTTTAATGAACAGAAATTTATTGAATACTGGTATGGATAAGGATATGAGAGGTGGAGGATTTATACCTGAAGGAACAAAAGAAAAAGCAGATGACGTTCCTGCAAGATTAAGTAAGAACGAATTTGTAATGACAGCCGATGCAGTTAGAGCTGCAGGTGGTGGTAGTGTTAACGAAGGAGCAAAACGTATGTATGAAACAATGCATAGATTAGAGGCAAAAGTATAATGCCAGTACCAATAGGAATAGGAGCAGGAATAGCAATAAGAGGAGTAGGGAAAGCTCTTTTAAAAAATGCTGTAAAAAGAGCTAAAAAAACTCCTAACAAAAAATTTAAACATGTTAATATAAAAACAAAAAAAAGAAAATCTGATAGAACAGGTAAAATGCAAGAATACCCTGATAAAACTCCAGTAAAAGGAAAACAAGGTAAAAAGAATTATATTCAAAAAATGAAAGAATATGACAGAGCTCATGAAAAAATGCAGATAGGTAATTATGCAAAATTAAGAGGACTTAAAAAATAATGGCAATAACAGAAACTAGACAGTATAGAGAACCCTTTGTAGAAGCAGCTGGTACACGTATTACTGATGAAGGCTTACGTCTTCTTAATCAAAGTAATGCATTACCAACATCAACTTATACAGGTAGACAATTTGTACAAGGTCAATCAGCTTTAGAACAACAAGCAGCAACAGCCGCAGCAGGTTTAGATTCTTTAGTAGGACCAACAGCTTATCAACAATTTCAAAGTCCTTACCAACAAGAAGTAATTGATGCTTCGCTAGCAGCTTTACAAAGAGAGCAAGCTGGTGGATTAAATGCATTAAGACAACAAGCAGCAGGAGCAGGAGCTTTTGGTGGTAGTAGAATGGCTGCAGCTGAAGGAGTATTTCAAGCAGACGCTGCAACACAAAGAGCATTATTAGAATCACAATTAAGACAACAAGGATTTCAACAAGCACAACAACAAGCAGGTTCACAGTTACAACAACAACAAGGTTTAGGTCAATTTCAAAGTCAAATAGGTGCTGGTCAAAGACAAATCGGTCAAGCTCAATTAGCAGCGGATCAAGAAGCGGCTAGAGAAGCAGCATTTGCTGATTATACAAGATTAGGATTAATTGGTCCGCAACTTGCATCAGTAATTGGTGGTTTCCCTGCAGCAACACAAGTTCAATCAACACCTCCTCCTAGCACAACTCAACAGTTATTAGGATTAGGTATTGGTGGCGCTGGATTAATGGGAGCAGTAAAAGGAATATTTAATTAATGAGTAGAATTTTAAGAAGACCAATGTTTAGAGGTGGTAAAGTTTCTAGTTATGGAACTGGAATAGCTTCTGGTTTAGCTAATGGTGGCATGCCAAATAAAAGAGGATTGGTAGATGGTCCAGGTGGTTATGCAGGACTTGCTGAAGAAGTATTAAGTACAAGAGAAGAAATTTTAAAAGGTATTCCACAACAAAAAGGATTAAGCACAAGCGATTATTTAAGAATAGCTAGTGCTGGTTTAGATATATTAGGTAGACCATCAGAAGGTGGTGGAATTTCAGGAGCGCTTGCTACAGCATCACAACCTCTTGCAAAATTAGGAACAGATATTGCTAGTTCTATGGATACAAGAGGAAGATCTAGAGAGGATTTAGCAACGTCTCTTACAGGTGCAGGTTTAGATTACAAAGTAGGAATGGCCAAAGCTGATAAGAAAACAGCTACAGAAGTTCAATTAGATGTAGTCGATAAATTTTATGACAAAAAAATTGCCGGTGCAAAAGATGAAACAGAGATAGCAACACTTAATGCTAAAAGAGATGAAGTTAAATTAGATATAGCTAGAGGTGGTAACAAAGCTTCTAAATTTAGAATTTTAAATCCTCAAACAATTGTAGCAGTTACTGAAACAGTTCAAGATAGTTTAGGTGATGATGCAACTTTAGAAGAAATTAACGAAGCAGTTGTAGAATACTTATTAAGATTAGTAGGTGATTTTGATGCAGGATTAGCTGAAGGTGGATCAGTTACAGAAGATATGAATTTAATGACAGCTACACCAGCTGGAATAACAGATGTTAACGTGCAAGAAACAGAGACAGTAACAAATCCTCAACCTACACAAATAAGTTATGATGAATTAAGAGCTAGATTACCACAAGAAATAACTGATGACATCGTAAATCTTTTAGCTACAAGCTATGAAGCGTTAGCAGACTTTGCTGAAATTGCTACGCAATCAGATGTAGATAATTTTAATAGTAAGTACGGAGTTGAATTAGTATTACCACAGGAGGCATAAAATGGCTGATAGGTCTTTGTCACCGCAATTGGTTAAAGAAATAATTCAAAACCAAAATACCAAAAACAACGTATTAGAAAGAAAGTCTAACGAACGAAAAGTAAAACTCGTTCCAGGTGACGCTGTAGACGTTTCAATAAGATCAAGTCCAATGAATTTAGGAATTGGTCTTGCTTTAGATATTTATAACAAAAGACAAAAAGAAAAAGGTGAAGACCCTATCTTTGAACAAGATCTAGGTCCTAATGAAACTACAGCTGGAAGAGAATTTCAATCAGCAGTTGTTGGAGGAACAGGAAGAATTATAAAAGGTTTATCTGAACTTCTTACTATTCCTGTCGATTACGCTTTTGATACTAATTACACGAAAGAATTAGATAAAGTTACAGAAGAGTTTATAGCTGATCATGGAAGTCCTAAAACTTTAACAGGAGACCTTACTAGAATTGGTATTCAATACGGAGTTCCAAGCACATTAACTTTAAAATTAATTAATCAAATACCTAAATTAGGTAATATAGCTAAAAGCTACGGAGCATTTAGAGCTAGCTTAAGTAAAATTAAAAACAAATTTTTAAGAAGATCTGCAAAACTTGGTACAAGTATAGCAAGACGTGGTGGTCAATCAGGATTAGCTTTAGGAGCAGCTGATGCGTTAGTAGCAGAACGTTCTAGACCTGCACTACTTTATGAAAGAGTTGATGAGGAAGGTAAAACAGGAAGAGATTTAGCTGCGGCTAGATTTATAAATAAAATAAAATTTGGTGCAGAAGGAGCTACAGTAGGATTTGGTTTTTCTTTAGCAGGTAAAGCTTTACCTGTGGGTGCTAGATATGGTTTATATAAACCAGGCACTTACGTATTAGGTATTGGTGCTAAAGTTATAGACAAACCTTTGTCCGGCGCTTCAAAATTAATTGGCAAGATTCCAGGTATACAAATACCATTTCAATTAGCTAATAAGGTTGGAAAAAAAGTAGTAGGTGATCTTGGAACGCGGATCGTGCTACCTGCTTTTGGTGCACCTCTTAAAACTACATGGAGTGCTACTCTTCCAGAATTTAAAAACTGGAGAACTTTTTCTGTAACAAGTGCTAAACCTTTAGAGGCAGCATTAAAAAGTTTAGATAATAAACTAGCTTATATAAGATCGTTAGGTAGAGAAACAGGAACACAGTATTCTTTAAACACAGCAGCGAGACAAGAAATTAAAAGAGCTGCAAGAAGAACAGAAAAATTATTAGAGAGTATAGAGAGAAGAGCTTACAAATTAGCTAAATCATTTGAAGGTAAATACAATACAGCAAAAACTTCACCAGCTAGTATGGACTATTATTTAGATGGAGTACTAGAATATTTAAAAGGACAAAGAACTTTAAATTCTTTACCTAAAGATTTAAGAGTTACTTCTCAAGCTTTAAACAAAGATCTATTAGAAATTAAAAAAACATTTGGTGAGCTGTTACCAGCCGGTGATTTAAAAAATGCAGTATTAAAAAATTTAAAAGGCTACATGAGAAAGTCTTTTGCTATCTTTGAAAATCCTGGTTATGCCGTACCTGAAACATCACCATTATTTAAGAAAGCTAAACAGTATGCTCTTAACTTAATTAATGGAAAGGGTGGAGGACAGTTTAGAGTAGAAGCTAGAAAAGTTTTTGGTGGTAAAGGTGTAGCCGAAGGTAGAGCTAGAGAACTTCAAGCTGAAGCTATGGTTAAAGAAGTATTAAGATTAGGAAAACAAGATATGTTTGATCCTATACAAAACTTAAACAAAATAGGTGAGTCTTTAAAAATTAAAAACTTTATAGCCACAGGAGAAGAATTACCTACAGTTATTAAAAATTTATTAGGACAACAAAACACTTTAAAATCATCAGTGCTTACAACAACTTCCTCTATGGTAACGCAATCAACTAATAAAATGTTGTTTGATAGATTAGCAACTGAATTAACTAAAGCTAGAATTTTATTTAAAACTGAAGAAGCTGCTAAAAGAGCAGGTATCACAAACCCTGCGGTTGTATCTGGAGCCAGAGGATTAGGAGAAATGAAAACTTTATTACAAGATGTTAAAAACCCTTTGTATGGAGCTAGTGATATTGTAGAAGCTTTAACAAGTACTAAAGGACCACTAGATGCTTGGCTACAAAGTGGAGTATATAAAAATTTATTACAATTAAAAACAGGAGTACAGTATGGTAAAACCGTATTATCTCCAGAGACACAAGTTAGAAACTTTTATTCCGCAGCAATGTTTCCAATGGCAAGAGGCATCATAGGAGGCAGAGCATCTGTTACTGAAGCAATTGCAATGGTAGTTGATGATATCTTTAGAGCTGGAAAAGGTAATGCACAGGCAGAACTAAGATTGTTAGATAATATAAACGAAGGAATTAAGTATGGTGTATTAGATGAAAACATTGTGGCATCAGAACTTCAAGCAGTATTAAGAGAAGTAAGAAATGGTAAAATTGCTTCTGTTGAAGGACTAGCTAAATTTTTAGAAAAGAATCCTTTTACAGAAAAAGCTGCAAGACTATATGCTGGAGGTGATAACGTTTGGAAATGGTACACTTACAATTGGTATAAATCATTTACTAAAGATTTATTTAAGGGAGATCTTAACAAAGCACGAACATGGTTTAAAGAAATAGCTGGTAGAGATTTACTATCTAAAACTTTATCAGGACAAAAAGTAGACATAAATGAAGCTATAAGACAAGCAGCGTCATGGTATACAAGAAACACTATTCCGACATACAGTAAAGTTCCAATAGCTATTCAAGCTTTAAGAAGAACACCATTTGGTAACTTCGTATCTTTTCCTGCTGAAATGTTAAGAACTACTTTTAACAACTTTGCTATCTCTATGAAAGAAGCATCATCAACAAATCCAGAATTAAGAGCAATGGGAATTAGAGGTTTATTTGGTTTATATACAACTTTAGGTGGAATATCTTATGCAACTAAAGGATTATACAACTCTATAACTGGTGTAGATGACGAACTAATGAATTTATACAAACTATATTTTGCTCCAGAATATATGAAAAATTCTAACTTACTCGCATTAAGTAAACCGGACAAAGGAAACTTTAAAGTTGTAAACTTATCTGATTTTATACCACAATCAGTTGTAATAGAACCGCTTGAAGCTGTGTTTGCAAAAATAAGAGAAGGAAAAGCTTTAGGTGATGTAGATGCATTAGAAGTTACCTTTGGTCCTAATGGTCCTGTAAGAACTTTCTTTGAATCTTATTTAACAACGCCTATTGGATTTGAACCTTTTATAGATGTGGGTAGAGGTAGAACAGATACAGGTAAAATTATTTGGAGTCCTACAGATTCTTTAGAAGACAAGTGGACTAAATCTTGGAAACATATTTTAATGACACTAGAACCAGGTATTATAACTTCTAGTAGAAAATTTTATGACTCTATTATAAAACAACCAACTCCGTCAGGAGTGTTAAGAGAAACAGGAGACGTTGTAATAGGAGCGTCTACAGGATTAAAACCTTTCAATGCGTCTATTGCTGAAGCTTTAGATTACAAAGTATCAGATTTTAGTAGAATTAGAACTGATGTATTTAAAGGAGAAAAACTTTATAAGTTTAATGACATCTACACCAGAGGTGGACCGGTTATTGTAAATGAGTTTATTGATATTCAAAGAGAGGCATTTAGACTACAAAAAGAAATTTATGGTGCTATTAAGGCAGCTGAAGCATGGGGTATGTCTAAACGTGATATTAGAAAAGTTTTTAAAGCTAGAACTGGATTAAGTACCAAACAAATTAATGACATAATGAGAGGTAGATTTACACCTGTTAACTACTCTAAATCTTTATTTGAGAAAAAAGTAGATATCTTGAAGAAAAGAGAAAAAGAACAAGGTTTTGATTATGAATTAGATAAAAACTTTGTATACCCTAAACGAGGTTTAAACAGAGTTATTAGAAAATTAAAAAGAGATAAATTAGATGAGGAGTTTTTCTATGATAGACCTGTTAAGAATGATTTAAGAGGATTCTTATTACCTGATATTGATGAACCTACAGCAACAGTGTCAGCTCAACCTGTAAAACCAAAGGCTCCGCCGTTAGCTCCTCAACCTCAACCTACAAAAATTGCAGCCACTACACCTGCGGTCAATCCAAATACTTTATTGACAAGAAGTGAAAGTGCGTTATTGTCCCCTACCGAGCAACAAATTAGGTTAAACCAAAGAACATAATGAACATAAAACCAAAGACTACAAGAGAACATATCCTATCCCTGTATGGACATATATCAGGAGTCAAAAAAAATTTATCACACGTACATAAAGACGTAGAAAATTTGGGCGGTAAGATAGATAAAATCTATTGGGTTCTTTTAACTGTTGCGGGAACAGCAGTGGTCTTTGCTTTAGAAAAATTAATATCATGAAATTAAGTCAGAACTTTTCCTTAAAAGAATTAACTGCTTCGCAGACAGCGCAGCGTCATGGCATATCTAATCAACCTACAGATGAACACATAGAAAATTTGAAGTTGCTTTGCGAAAACGTTTTGCAACCTGTACGAGATGAGTGGGGCGTTGTAAGTGTATCATCAGGATATCGCTCTGAAATTTTATCAGAAAAAATCGGCAGTAGTAGAAAATCCCAGCACTGCAGAGGTCAGGCAGCAGACTTTGAATGTTATGGAGTTGACAATAGAGAACTCTTTGATTGGATTACTCAAAACTTAGAATTTGATCAAGCAATTTTAGAATTTTACGACGGCGACGCTAATAGC